AGAGATGAAAAATTGTTTGGTATCATCTTTGTATTTTCTACCAATTCTACCAAAGAAAGACCTATCACCCCTTTTCAAGAATGAATCTAGGGTAACACTAGTTTTACCGTGATATTTGTTGAAATCATAATCACTATTGAAGTGTGATTTTAATGCAATATAGATTTTGTAAGCGTCAAAAGCGTCCATGTTCATCATATAGGTAAGGTTGCTACTTTAGGTAAGAAGTTTAATTCCCTCGCATTAACCTCTAGTTTTTCTTTTAAAGATTTTGTAATTAAGGGTTTTACTTGCTCTGGTTCTACAGAGTTTTTTTCACAATAATCCAACAATGCATCAAGATAAGTAGATTCACTATCATTTGCAAGTTTTTCTATTCTCATAGAAAACTTAGTTGGGGTCATTAATTTATTCGTGTTCACCGCCGACATCATTTTTATCCAATTCTATTCGTTTACCGTTGTACCACATATGTCTAGTTCTACTAGGAGTATGGTATCCATTAGTTCCTTTTTCCATCCTTAAAAAAAAAGATGGTTTTCTTTTTGCTACTTCAAAAGTTGCAACTGTAATTGCGATTGCAGCTAATATAAAGATGTGTGCAATCGCAGTAATACCAAACATCCACATACTTCCAAAAAACATAGAAAACGTAATACACCACATCCATGCTAATACTTGTAGCACCATATGTCTTGTATTTGTGTCTGGGATATGTTTTAGTGGATTTTTTTCATTATCCATAATACCATTCCAAGCATCATATATAAATTCTCTCATATCTATCACTTTCTCAAATGTTACTTTCATTGGATAATTTGCATCAACTATATCTTTGTAATCAATTGCATCATATCTATCGTAAATATACTGTACAATCTTTTTATCACGCCAATAGCCTGTAACTTTATACATAACAAACTCCATAATTAAGTGGTGGTGTTTCTGTTTCCAAGTACACCACCGAAACTCAGTACGATTAAGCTGCTTGAGCGTAATCTACATATGCATTGTTATCGTTTGCATTTACGAGTTTTGACCTATTACGCAGTCAACCGATAATTCTACTCGCCTCTATCTCTGTCAGTCGAACCTAGTTCGCCCCCATCATAATTACTTGATTTCTTTTTTGGTTCTTTGACTCCAGCAAGGTATCTTACTGGTGGTTCTGTATTAATCTCAAACCGTTTTATTAAAAGGTTTATTAATTTATCAAGCATATTTGTCCTCAAGTAGTTATGGTGGAGGCGATGGGTACTGCCCCCATGTCCTGTCCAGTCTTTGATTTGTATCAACAAATTATGTTCTATTTATAACAGATTATTCTTCAATTGTCAAGTCAAGTTTCAATCTATTTGCAAGATGTTCTTCTGCAATATCTTCTTTTGATTGACCATGATAACGTACTGCATGATGGTTATCTACTAAGAGTTGATTGATATTATATTCTCTACCAAACCAAATCTCACCTAAAATTCTACCATACTTACCTTTACCATCTTTGAATGTTCTCAAAGTAAGGTCACCAGCATTAGTCCACTTTACTAGAAAAGCAGTTGCTGCTTTTCCATATACTTTTTCTACTTTATCAGAAGTTCTGGATTCTGGTGTATCAATACCGTACATTCTAATTCTCTGGTCACGCATCCATACACCAAATCCTAAGTCAATATCAACATCAATGGTATCTCCATCAACTACTTTTACAAGTTTGCATTTATATTCATACATCCTTTTTTTCCTCATTCAATTGTTGTTCTATTGGTTTCAAAAGTTCTTCCATACTAGATTTATCTACACAAGATATTTTTTGAGGTACAATTTTACCCTCATATTGTTGTATAGCTCTTGCAAATAAACCATATTGATTTACAACAACAAAATTTAAACAATCTTCTTTATTCGTAAATGTATCAAATGGTATCCACAATGGTGTGAAACCATTAGGCTGACCTAACATTACTACTACTACGAACCATTTCATCTTCTTTTTCCCAATCTGTGGTGAAATCATCAATCGCTTCTATCAACTTAGGAATATATTCTTCCTTATCCTTTACAAACTCTTGAACAACTCCATCCTCTGTTACGACTAGAATTACTATTCTATTAATAGCAACACCAGTTCTCTCTTCAAACATTTCTGCATACGCAGTCGCTTGAATATAGTAGGACTCATTCCAGTCATCATTTCTTTCTCTTGTAGAAGTTTTGAAATCAATAATTGAGGGGACACCTTGGTATTGTGAAATACAATCAACTCGTCCTGCTACTTTATATTTATTAGAAAAGAGTGAACACTCTTGTGCATAAATGTTATTCACATTTTGCATAAGGATTGGTTTCATTTGTTTGAACAATGTATACGGTAAAAAATTCTTCTTATGAACTTCTTCATCAAAATTGTTATTTAAAAAATCTTCACACATTTGATGAACTTTAGTACCACGATTCGCAGCAGTCCTTGCAATATAGTTTGCAACTTCTTCACCAACTTTCTTTCTCCATTCATTAATGCCTACCATTTTCTTTTTATTCAATACGGTAGTAATAGATGGATAGAGTTTCCCATCTGGTGTTTCGTAAAATCTTTTACGATTGATATTTTTAGTCTTTAGTTCTGGTATGTTCAATTCTTCACCTAATGGTGATACATGATTAAATTGCATTATATAATCCTCACTTTAGTTTTGCAGATAAACCCCTGCTAATTTAAGAGCTGCGATTTCAGTTTCGTCAACTCTCCTTAACCACCCTCGACCAAAGGTATCGAAAGTCTTCAACTTTTTGTAGTATCTACGTCTTGCCTCTGAATATTCAACTACTAAATCTTCTTCACCTCGCATTGCAACCCACTCATCTACTTGTCTAAGTGTATTAGGGCCAATGGCACCATCAACAGTAGCGCCGATAATAGTCTGGAGATATTTTGCTCCTCTCCCAGTACCAGCATTAACAGAAAAATCAAAGACGCACAAATCAACACCACTAGGTAACGAATCTGCTTTAACTCTATCCCAGTAATTTTTTCTATAAATCGGTGCAACATCAACAATCTCTAAATCTTTCATTTCTTTTTGGTGCAAGTCGTTTTCCATAACCCAAGACTCATAAACTCTCTTAGTAACACCAAGATTAGTTTCACCGCCTGGGTCTTTTGGATGATTCACATAACCGCCTTCATGGTGAAGAATCATCTCTAAACAGTTTTCATAGTTTTCTATCATCTACCTTGTCCTCTATATTTTTTAAAATTTCTACGTTTGTTTTTATTCATAGTAGAAGTAATTGGTTTTCTTCCTAAAGAAGTTCCTTTGATAGTTGGTTCGTGAGTAGTAGTTGGTCTAAACATTTTTGCCATTACGTTTCTATCCCTTTTTTTGTTTTTGCAATTAGGTAGCTACGAACCAAACCAGAACGAACAATATCACCTATGTTAAATTCTACAGAAGATATTTCTTCCATATCATTTAATATTTCCATAAAGTGAACCATTCCCTCTTTCTCTGCATTTTTACTTAAATCTGTCTGGAAGAAATCTCCAGAAAATATAATCTTTGTATCTTGACCTACACGAGTCATAATTGTATCTAACTCATGAAAGTTAAGGTTTTGACATTCGTCTACAATAACAATTGCATTATCTAATGTTATACCACGAAGATAAGAGGTTGTCAAGAACATCACAGTTCCTTGATTTCTTAACCTATCATATAACATACTAAATGCTTGGTCATTTGGTTGTTCAAACATAAACTGTACCATGTTTTGATATGGTACTTGATATAGTGCAGTTTTATCTTCTTCATCACCAGGCAAGAATCCAATCTCTCTGGTGGGTACTGCACTTCTTACAATATATACAGTATCGTATGGAGTCTTTTCATCTAATGCTTCTTGTAATGCAAGATATAATGAAACGAAAGTCTTTCCAGTTCCAGCTGCTCCATGTAAGAATAAGTTCTTACCTTTTTTATATTCGTTAAAAACAACCTTTTGATTATCAGTAATAGGTTTTACTTTTACTAAATCCTCTAATTTTAAATCTTGTTTTTTCGCCATCATAATACCCCATGTTTCTTCAAGACTTGTCTTGTCTTTAATTCTTTAGTAGTCTTCTTACTATATTTATTACCCAATGGTGTATTAGGATGTGCTTCTGCAATCCTTGATAGGTTCTCTTTCCAACCATTATCAGTTTTAATTCTATCTCCAGTTCCAGATGCAGAATGATTAAATAAAGATGGAAGTTGTACAATGTCTGGATTGTCTTCTAAAAATGAGTCTTTACCACCCATAGTGAAAAACTCTACAAATTCTTCTCCAGTTTTATTATTTTTGAAATTATATGTCGGCATTATGTTCTATACCTTTGTCTAAACTCTGGGCCAGATAATGTTGTATCCATTTGTTCTAACTCATTTCTACTGTAAGTCGGTTGATTTTCAGTTTCCAACTTTTTAATTTGTTCTTGAAGTCTAACAATTGTTAATTGCAATGCATGAATTTCACTTTGCATATCTGCAATAGTTCTTTTCCATGTTTCTTCTCTAGTTTCTTCTATAGTCATGCTACCCTTTCGAATTTCATCTTGTCTGAGTTTCCATAACATCCAATCATAGTATCGTTCTGGTTCTGAGTCTTGAACCATTCTGGAGTCTGTCGTTCTTTCCATGTTGCGAATCTCCTCTTTGCAACTTTATATAGATTACGATACGCTTGTACTGTATCACCCTCAACTAAACATTCTGGGAATTCTTTCATTGCTTGTGGAATAGGTGTATGACCCATAACACTTGAAGGCATATTCTTAGGTGGTTCTCGTAACAACCACCAATAATCTTTTGCACCATGTTCTTTCCCATACCTATATGTATATTCGTCACAAATCAACTTATAATAAGTAAACATTAACATATAGTTCTCACGACACATTCGTACCCATATGTTAGTAGGGTGATTCACATGACCAGCAAGATACAGATGTTTATTCATCTTTCTATCTGCAAGTTTCCACCGTTTAATCTTATGACCTTTTGCAGTTCTATCAATATACAACTCACCATCAAGAACCCTATGTGCAGTACATAACATTTGTTTGTACTCTGTAGGCATCTTGACAATGTGTTTATCACAATGATACTCTATAGACTTCCAAGGGTCTTCATCTAAGTAAAAGAAATTCATTATTTTTTATCCTTTTTATTATTTAATAGTAATATACTACCACGCTTTTCGTCTAATGTCAAGACTCTCTCACCCTCAATCATATCAATAATTAAAGTAGTAATGTCTACTTCTTTCCCTAGCTCAGAAATCTTTATTTGTAAATTTTTAAGAGTTTCTTTATAGTATGCAATTTCTTGTTGTTTTCGCAATCTCTGTTCTATTAAGTCAGAAAGGGATACTATGTTATCTGACATTACTTCTCCCATCTATAAAATATGTGGTCTGCAATCTCTACCGTTTTAGTTTTAGATTTTCTCCATGCTGGGAATACATAGTCAGCATGGTAGTGGGTTGCACCCTCTGTAAAATCTACTATTTGAATATCATCATATACTAAAACTAACGATAAGTCAAGTAACCTACCATAAGTTGTTGGTTCTTTTGGGTCATCACTTTTTCCATCACAGAACCAACTAAATTGACAACGATTCTTGATAGGGTAGTAAGTTCCATCTTTCTTCCAAGACTCCCTTGTAGGCCCTTGTTCTACCACCCCACAGACCGTGTTAGGATATCTACTATCTTTTACACGATTCATGACCACTAAACTTACTGCAAGTTGTCCAGCAAGACCTTGATTTCTTGCTTCATAATACATATTTTTTGCAAGACAAGTTGCTTCAGTATGTCTGAAATTATCTACCTCAGTTTTATCAACTGAAGTAGTTGCAACCAAAAATGATAATACTACTTCCTTTATCATTTTACTGTCCACATTGAATCAAATGCATCAAGGTATTCTGCATTTGAGGTTTGAAGTGTTACATAACCACCAAAATACTTATCGAATATTTTGAGAAGATTTACATAATCACCACCTTGCATTTCGTCAAGAATTTTATTATAGTCCAAACTTAGGTCTTTTGCAAAAGTTCTCGCTTGTCCTAATAGAAAAAAAGCATTACCCTTTTCTCCATCTATATTGATAACAATCTTATCAGTAGGTGTTTTTTCTATCATACTGATTCTCCATCTAAAGTTTCAAAACCCATTCTAGCGACAACATACTTTTTGTTACCAATCAACATTTGGTCACCAACTGAAGTAGACCTTAGACCCATACCTTTAGATATATCACCAACAACTGTAACATTTGGATTTGCATCATTACCAATCTTTAATGACCAACTACCATGTATGTTATTTGTCCACTTGTAAGCATACTCTAACTTATCAATAACTGACTCTGCATCATTAGGTATTTCTACAAAAGCAACTGTAGATGGTTTACCCTCAAACGCTGTGTGAATAACTGCAACTTGTTCCATATCTCTCTCCATTACCAAATTTTAGTTCCATTTTCAGCAGCGGTCTGCATTGCATGAACCTCTGCTACCTCTTCAACTCTCAACTCAAAATTAATTGCAGTTGAGATGTCATCTGCAAGATGAGGCCACTTCTTAACAAAAGTGGAAACAAAAGTATCCTTTTGTTCTTTAGTCATCTGTGCGATTGATTCTACTGTCAAATCTTCTAATTTCATAATATACCTCTCTTTTTTGATTCTATTAATACTACCATGTTTTGATAACAAAGTCAAGTCTCAAATAACTCCATTTTTCCAAACATCATCTGCAAGTTTCTTTTCCATTCGGTATGCTTCCTTTTCCCAAGGTAAGTCCCAATAGTTGGTATCCTCTGGAATTGTCTTAGTCTTCCATCTTGCACGACCTTTAACGATACCATCATTCATTTCATTTCTTGCATACTGTTTGACATGAACCATCTCATGACAAAGTGCTTGTACTAAATCCTTAATACCAATAGACTTATCAAGTTCTATTTCAAACTTTCTATTAGTATCTTGCATCATACAAAATCCAATTGCATCACTCTTGATAGTTACAAGATTAACTTGAATATCAAGAGTTCTGAATCTAGGAAGAAGTTTTTTAATCATGTGTGCAACAACTTTATGACAGATTTCTCTCTTTGTGTTATTACCACCATTTACTTCAACAAAGTTCATATTTTATACAGCCTCTTTAGTTGGTTGTATCATTGAGAAAGGAACAGTATAGGGGACTTTTTCACCAGAGATTGGATTAACTACCATCTCGACAATCGCTCTAGTCTTATTAATTTTAGTAACCGTTCCAGGCGTCTTTTTAGTTTTCTGAACAACATAAACTCTGTCACCAACATTGATACCAGACTTTGCTTTCATTACTTTAATATCTGAAATAATATTTTGAATTTTATTTAAATCAGATATTGATAGACCCATTAGGTCGTTTGTGATTTTTTCTACTGTCATAATTAACCTCTCATTTCTACGGCTGCATCCCAAAGGTTTTTTGCACCATCATGATGGTCAAAACCCTCTTCATCTGCAAAGTCCATACTACTTGTGAACATCACACTATCGAAAATCTTGTGGGTGTCAAGGATATATGCAAGCATCTTAGGAGTGTTTGCAAACCCAACTAGGTTTCCAGCACCTTTGAAAACTTGAATACCACCCTCATGGGCACCGATAAAAATTGTTTCTTGATTTTTCATGATTTCTCTCTTTCTCTTGATTATGTATATACTATACCGTGTTTTTAGAACAAAGTCAAGTTAAAAAATAAGTCGTTGATTTTACTAGGTTTTTTAGGGGGGTTAAAAGTAAAATAGGGGGGTAGAAACCCCCCTATTTCTCACGATTCGCAAGGTTTATTGTAACTGACCATTTTTGTTCATTACATAAACTCCTCGAATCATGAAAGCAATACTTGTTAGAGATAAAAGGACGAGAGAGAGAAGAGAGGAATTTGGCCCATCTAACCCAGAAGCAAGCATTGCAAATATCATACCGATACCAAAACTAATCATAATATAGAACTCCGAATCAATTTCATTTCAATATA